CAAGTTGGAAGAAGAAGACGAGACGATTACACGGATGGAACAATAAGAATACCAATCGAGTCACCGCCTCAGTAATTAGGAGAAAAATATTATGGCAATAACATCAGCAGTATGTAATAGTTTTAAAACAGAAGTTTTACAGGCTTTACATAATTTTACAGCGTCATCTGGAAATTCATTTAAAATAGCTTTATACACAAGTGATGCTACTTTAAATAAATCAACAACAGCTTATAGTACATCAAACGAAATTTCTAACACATCAGGTTCAGCTTATTCTGCTGGTGGTGCAGCACTTACAAGTGTAACTCCAGCTTTATCAACTGACACTGCATGTTGTGACTTTGCAGATGTTAGTTTTACTTCTGCTTCATTCACAGCTAATGGTTGTTTAATTTATAATGACACAAACGCTGATAGAGCAGTTTGTGCAATCGCATTTGGTGGAGATAAAACTGTATCAAGTGGAACTTTTACAATTCAATTCCCAACAGCAGACGCATCTAACGCAATTCTTCGGATAGCATAAGGAGGAACTCCTTATGGCTTCAGTTTGGGGTGGTGATAGTCCTTCAGTAGCTTGGGGAGAAAATTCTTGGGAATCTAACGTTGCTACAGTTACACTAACGGGAGTTCAAGCAACTTCTAGTGTAGGTGAGGTAGAAGCTTTTCCTAATTTAGGTTGGGGTCGTGTAACATGGGGCTCTAATTCTTGGGGTGTAGATTACACTGCTATACAATTAACAGCGCCATCAGAATTAACTACAGGTTTAGGAACAGTAGAAGCTTATCCAGGATCCGGTTGGGGTGGAGCCCAATGGGGTAATGCTGGTTGGGGTGTAGAATATTCTGTTGCACCAACTGGTTTAAGTACAACATCTAGTGTTGGCGCTGTCGAAGCTGCTCAAATTATTCCAGTAGATTTAACAGGACTTAGCACTACCGCTTCAGTAGGATCATTAACTCTTGATCTTACTACTGTTGTAACACCAACAGGCCAACAATCTCAAACAGAACTTGGAACTTTTGATAATGCCGGTACGTTAGTTGGTTGGGGTAGAAATGGTTGGGGTGAAGAACCTTACGGAGATTCATTTAATAAATTAGAACAACCAGCAGGGTTAAGTGCAACTTCTAGTGTTGGTGCATTAACTTTAGATTTAACTTCTGTAATATCTCCAACAGGAGTAAGTTCTACTTCTAGTGTTGGTTCTTTAAGTTTAGTTATAGATTGCACTGTTGTTCCAACAGGTGTTAGTACAACAGCAGGTGTAGGAAATATATCGCCAGCAGATGTCATGGGACTTACTGGATTAAGTGCAACATCTAGTGTAGGAAATATATTGCCAGCAGATGTTGTTGGATTAACTGGAGTAGGAACAAGTTCTTCTGTAGGTTCTGTAGAAATAAATTCTTCACCTATTATAATTCCAACAGGTGTTAGTGCTACCTCAACAGTAGGTTCAATATCTATTGCAGACATGCAAATAGGTTTAACTGGGTTAAGTACAACATCGTCAACAGGATCTATTAATCCAGCAGATGTCGTAGGTTTAACAGGGATACAAGCAACATCTAGTGTTAATGCTGCAGGAATAGCTTTCCCAGGTACTTATGAAAAATTAACACCTAAAACAAGCACAGGATATACAACTAAAACACCAAAAACAAGTACAGGATATACAATAAAAACACCTGCATAATTATGTTTGACTTAAACATAAATAAACAATATAAATAACAAAAATAAGGAATATAAATAATGGCATCAACATATTCATCAGATCTTAAACTAGAACTTATGGCTACCGGTGAAAACGCTGGTACTTGGGGAACAAAAACTAACGCTAATTTAAACTTAATTCAACAATCTGTTGCAGGTTATCAAGAAATAGATGTAGCATCCGGAGATGTTACTCTTGCTATGACTGATGCAACTATTTCTAATGCAAGAAATATGACTTTAAAGTTTACTGGAACTCTTGCAGCAAATAGAACAGTAAATTTTCCAGCAAGTATAGAAAAAGTATTTAATATAATAGATGGAACCAATCATGCAGGGTATACTTTAACTTTTAAAGTTACAAGTGCTAGTGGTTTTTTATTATGTGAGGGCAATAATTATATTTGTCACTCTGATGGAACTAATATAGTTAAAGACCTTGAAACTAGAAATTGGAGAACTATAACTGCAGCAGAAACAGTTCAATCAGGTGCTCAACTTTTTGTAGATACAAATGGTGGAGCAGTAACTGTAACGCTTCCAGCATCACCTGCAGTTGGTGACATTGTAAATTTTGTAGACTCAAGATATACTTTCGATTCTAACGCATTGACTGTTGGAAGAAATAGTTCTAAAATAGCAAACACAAGCGCTGACCTAGTAGTTAATACTGAGGGTGCAGCATTTGGATTAGTTTACTCTGGTTCAAATGTAGGATGGACTTACACGGAGAAATAATATGGCGAATTACGAAGCAACTAAATACAATTTTAATGGATCAGACCTTACAGGTATTGAAGGCACTGCTACAGGTACCGTTCTTCCATGGTCATCTGGTTCAGTTCCAACAGGTTTTTTAGAATGTGATGGTGCGGCTGTTTCAAGATCTACTTACTCTGCATTGTTTGCAGTTGTAGGCACGACTTATGGAGCTGGTGATGGTTCATCTACTTTTAATGTACCAAATTTAGCCGATAACATTCCAATGGGTAAATCTGGAACTAAAGCTTTAGCATCAACAGGTGGAGCAAATACAGTTGCAGCTTCAGGAACCGTTGGTGGTTCAACAGCTAATGCAACTTTATCAACAGCGCAATTAGCGTCCCACACTCACGAAGTTCAGGGACAAAACCAAGGTAGCCAAGGTCATGCAACACTTTCTACATATGGTGGTGGTCAAATAGATACGGTTGCTACTGGTGGTGGACAAGGTCATTCTCACAACATGAGTGCAACTTTTAGCGGAACTGCAACTTCAGTTCTTCAACCTTATTTAACACTACTTTATATTATAAAAACTTAGGAGAAATTATGGCAACGAGCGCAACATGGACAGTAATATTTGATGACAAAATGATTATGAAAAGAACTGGAGAATTTGATGTTTCAAACGGCCCTGGTTATGTAATCGACGATGATGCATTTTGGAATCAAAGTAAATTTTCAAATATTTGGGCCATTCAATACGAAGCATCTAATGTAAGTGATCAAGTAGAATATAGAGATGATACTCCTCATTCTAGTTGGGCAGATGCAAACTTAGGTGATTTTCAAGATTTTATTACTAGATGGGATGCAGCTCATTTAACTCATCTTCAAGCTGTGTGGGATGCTGATGATCGTCCTGAACAAGACACAAATGGTGAATCAGACAAAATAGCTAGACTAGGTCCTAGACCTACATCTTATTCATCTTAATTATTATTTATTTTAATATTACCAGAAATAGATATTCTTTCTCCATCACTTTTAAAACTATTAACAGTGTGATGTAAAGAAGCGGGAAAAATAAAAAAATCACCTTCTTGTGGAAAAAAAGTATGTTTATTAATATAATGTTTTTCTATTCCTAAAGTGTGTATAAATTGAATTGCTCCTGGTTTAGAATTACCAACACTTTCATTACATTCTTTTTTTAATTCTTCTGGCACTTGGGTATATATTACAAATGACAAATCGTCGTCATGTGTGTGTAAAGGATTAGATTCAAACTTAGTCATGTAATTTACCCATGCTGCCATTAATTCAATTTTACCGTTTAATGGTTTAGGTGAATAATCTGCATATGCTTTTGCATAACTATTTATGTAAGGAAGAATTATTGGAAAAAGTTTTTTAATATCTAACTTGTATTCATGTTGTAATAGACCAGCCAAATGAGTTCTATAATCTTTAGATTTCTTTTTATTACACATATTTTTTATTTTTTCTAATTCTTCTGATGTCAAAGAAGTTGCATAAAGAAAAGGTCCCCAATGATAATAATTATAATTTATTGTTTTATTCATTTATATTAATTTAAAAATAGTTAATGTTTATATTGACTCTTACATTTTGATCCGTGCAATTTGTACCATTATGAGGAGTATTAGATAAGAAGTAAATACCTGTGTTTTCTTTTGATGGCACTGTTTTATCTTTTCCTATTCTTGTAAAACCATCACAAGTATTAAGTGAAAGTATAAACGTGTTACATTTAAAATCAGTATCAGCATGTTGACCAAACTCTATTAAATGATCATTTCTAGGGTACATATTAATTTTAGCTCTAACTAAAGCTTTAACATTTAATTTATCTAATACAGGTTCTATTAAAGAAAATATTGGACTCATGATTCTACATTTAGAAAAAATATTACGTTCAAAATAATAACCATCAGTAGCATTTTTACTTGATACAAATGGTGCATAATAAAAATCAGATTTAAAAGCTATATCTTTTAATTTATTAAAATCATTTTGATTTAAAAAATCATCTATCACTTCAATCATTGTAAAATAAACTTGTAGTTGTTAATTCATTCATATAATTTTTTCCAATAAAATCTTCTACATTTTTATACATGCTTTTAAGATATGTATGAGCAGGTTGATATTCTTCTGAATTATCTAAAATTATATTTGCTTTAGTATAACATGCTTCACAACACATAGATGCTATAAAACCTCTTGATATAATGTTAGGATTATTATCAATTAATACGTAGTCACTATTTTTTATAAAATTTTTGTAATTTCTATACATATGAAAATCTTCACGCATTTTTAACATATGAACATTTTTTAATTCTTTTTCATTAACAAAATTTATCCACTCTTGGTCATGTTCAAAAGAAAAAACATTTTTAAATTTTTTACTAAAATAAATTGTAGATTTTCCTGCTCCAAACTCAACCATTGTTTTTGAAGATAAATCTTTTGTATTCAACCAATCTACAAATGGTTTTGATAAACATGGTATTATTAAGTGTTCGTTTTCCACCTTACCTCAACATCATCCAAGAAGTTAAAATATACTTTTCTCCAGATAAAGGAGGGTTCCCTCTATGCACATACGGAAAAGCTGCGGGCCAAATAACTATTCTACCTTTTTTAGGTTTAACTCTTTTTGAAAAATGTAAAAACTCTGTTTCTCCTCCTTCTTCTACATCGTTTAAATATACAGAATAAACAAAAGCTCTAGGCTCATTATTAAATCCCGAGCTATGTTCCAAATGCCAAACATGGTATCCTTCTGTAGGTAGAGTTTTTTGAATTTTTAAACTTGTGTAATAAAGTTTATCTTGTCCATAAGAATCTAAAGCCCCTACATTTTTTTCGTAATGTTTCCAAGCCATATCAAAATTAATTATAAGAGCCTCTAAATTTTTCCACCAAACATCTAAATTACCTTCATTAGCAAAAAATTGTTGATCTTGTTTTTTTAAAATAGATGATTGTTCTGAACCTATTCTATTAAGAGTTTTCTTAAATTCATTTTGTTTTTCGTATAAGTTAATAGCATTGTCACACTGTTCTTCAGTAATGTAATTATCATACACTCCTATAAAGTTATCTATGTTAACTGTTTTTTGTTTCATTTATAATTTCTTTATGTGTTTTATATATTAAATTACTGTCTATTTTTTTAAAATAGTTTTCTAATTCATTTTTAGTTTTTGTTGGCATCAAATTATATTGTTTTTTTATACTATTGTTATAATCATAAAAACCAAAACCATTTAAAACTTGAATAAAATTACAAGCCCAAAATAAACTATAATTAGAAGTTTTCATATCATCGTCAATCGGTAATCTTCTTTTCCAAAGACCTATCATTTTTTTAATATTAAGAGGAGCATTTTCATATGTATAATTTTTCCAAAACCAATTGTGTCTGTTCCAACGTAAGTAATGAAGATAAATAAAATCTCTTATATTTTCCATAATGCTTTTTACTTGACTATTGTATTGATCTCTTACTGAGCCAACAGGATCACTTAGATTATGCATTAATAAAAAAGATTGTTGTATTGAAGTTCCAATTGATGTTGCTTCTAACGGTTCTACAAAATTAGCTGATAAACCTATTGCAACACAGTTTTTAATCCACACTTTATCTAAACGACCTGGATCAAACTTAATGTGTTTACCAACATCTATTTCATAACCTAGTTCTTTTTCAACCTCTAACTTTGCTTTTTCAGGAGTTGTATATTTATCAGAAAATATATATCCATTTCCGTGTCTTCCTTGAACAGGTATTTTAAACCTCCAACCAAATTTCATAGCTTTAGCCAAAGTCCAACAATTATAATTTTCTTCATCAGGAGTTTGAAAAGTTATAGCAGAATTAACTTTTAAATATTTTTTATAAGATTTCCATTTAGCTCCTAACTTACTTATTAATAATCTTTTAAAACCCGTACAATCAATAAAAAAATCAGCTTCATATTTTTGTGTGTTACTTTGAATAGAAGTAATACCTTTGTTAACATTAATATTAACATTATTAATTATGTCATCTATTATCTCTATACCTCTTTCACTACATGTTTTTTCTAAAAAAATATTTAACTTATGTGTATCAAAATGAAACTGTTTACAATTAATATTAATTGGAAGTATGTTCTTGTAAAGAAAATCAGGGTTTAATTTTTTATTATTTGCAATTAGATTTAAATAAGAAATGTGTTCTTGCCCTGCAGTAATATCCCATTCTGTAACCAAAGAATGTAAATATTTTTTATCTCCCCACCCTTCAAACATTATTCCAAATTTATAAGTAGCTCCACATTCTTTTATCATTTTATCTTTATCAATTTTTGTAAAATTTAAAAAATCTGACCAGTGTTCTGTGGATCCTTCACCTACTCCAATGATTCCAATATCTTTAGATCTAATAATTTTTATATTAATATTTTCCTGAAATTTTTCTTTTAATATTAATGCGGTTACATAACCAGCTGTGCCTCCTCCTACAATAATAAATTTACGATTCATTTTTTTTGTCCATACTTTCTACTTTTTTAGTGAAATCAAACGAGGTGCTTTTTTGATCTATATTAAATATTAAACTATATCTATTTATTTCTCCTTCATATTTATCAAAACCATGTAATATTTGAGGTGGAAATATATAGTAATCTCCTGGTTCAGGAGTTATTTTTAAATTTAATTCTGGAAGCTGTAAGTCACAACCTTTTGTTAGATATAAAATTCCATGCCAACAACTGTGTATGTGATACTTTAAACTATCTCCTTTTTTTATTTCATTTCCCCAAGCATTAGTAATAATATTTTTTTCTAAAAAATATTGAAAAAGATCTGGGTGACTTGTTTGATGTTTATTAATTAAAAAACTAAAAAAATTATTAAAATTATCTTTATCTAAAAAATAATTCCAATCAGTCATTCCCCCTTTTACATTAGTATAGTTTTTCATTTCAAAACTTAAATTGTTTTTTATATCTAAAATAAAATTGTGAATTATTTCAGGGTAAGAATAATGTCCAAATATTATATTTATATTTCTAGGATAAGTGATGTTTAAACTACTTCTAGTTTCATTTAATTTATTGTTTTTATCTATAAAATTAATCATTCAAAAATTTTTCCATGTTGCCATTCCCATAAAAATGGAGAGGACATTATATTGTTGTATACATAATAATCAAAATGTAGATATTTCATTATCTCTTCTTTATCTAAATATGTTTCTATATCGTAGTATTTTAAATTTTCTTTTGTTTTAGGAAAACCGTTTTCTTTGTAGCTCTTATCAAAATGCATTTTTAAAAATAAGTCTAAATCATCTATGTCAACATAGTGACTTATCTGTGTGTTAATAAAGTAAGGGATTTGTGACGAAGCGTGATTAATGTTTCTAAATAATATGTTTCTTGCATGGTGTTCATTAGAGGTAAAAACTTTTTTTATATTAATATCTTTAACATTAACTTTTTGTTTCCATAAGTCATACCTTAGACCAGATAAAAATCTTTGATATGGATCTCTAATTACAGCCCATCTTGTTTTTTTAGATAGATGAGTTGTATTTTGTACATTTTCTTTTCCATATTTTTCTTCAATACACTTCATAACACTAAGATTTGCGTTTTTATGTATTCTTACATATTGAAAAGTAGGCGTTTCAATCAATTCAAATAATCTAAAATTCATCTTTTTATGTATATTTTCCGTCTTTCATTCCGTATTCATTTAATATATAATATAAATGAGTTATTTCAAAGGTTTTTTATGTTACAAAAATTAGGTTTTTTACCAGGGTTTAATAAACAAGTTACATCTACCGGCGCTGAATCACAATGGACAGGTGGGGAAAATGTGCGTTTTAGATATGGTACACCTGAAAAAATAGGTGGTTGGTCTCAATTAGGAGATAGTAAATTAACTGGTGCAGCCAGAGGCTTGCATCACATGGTTAATAGAGAAGGTATTAAGTACGCTGCGATCGGTACAAATAGAATTTTATATGTATATTCTGGAGGAGTATACTATGACATACATCCTTTAGTTAATCCATCGGGAACAGCAGCTACTAATTTTTTTAGTACAACTAATAGTCAATCAACTGTTACTTTAACTTTTCCTTCTGCACACAATTTTTCTGTAGGAGATATTATTTTATTTGGAGACGCATCTACTTTTAGCACCATTACAGGTTCTAATTTTTCATCTTCTACGTTTGCTGATAAAAAATTTATGGTTACAGCTGTACCATCAACTGTAACTTTAGAAATAAATGCTGGTGCTACTGAAACAGGAGCAGGAGCAACTACCTCTGGAGGTATGACTTATTTTCAATATTACCATGTTGGTCCGGCTGAACAGGTTGGAGTTTTTGGTTATGGTATATCTCAATGGGGTGGTACTGTTACAAACCCACAAACAACAACTTTAAACGGAGCATTAAATGCTGACTCTGCTGGAACTGGTGGATCAGGAACTACAATCAATGTAGCAAGCACAACTGGATTTCCAAGCACAGGAACAAATTTTATACAAGTAGATAATGAAGAAATATCTTACACAGGAATTACATCTACAAGTTTTACTGGGATTACTAGAAATGTTAGAGGAACTACGAACGCTTCTCACAGCGATGGTGCAACAGTTACTAACTTCAGTAGTTATTCTGCTTGGGGCCAAGCAGCATCGACCACGGATAAAGTGGCAGAGCCCGGTATGTGGGCTTTAGATAATTTAGGAAGCACACTTATTGCTTTAATATTTAACGGTGAGTGTTTTGAATGGAATGCAGATTTAGCTAACGCAACAGCTACACGTGCAACTATTATATCTGGTGCACCAACAGCGTCACGTGATATGTTAGTCTCTACACCTGATCGTCACTTAGTATTCTTTGGAACAGAAACAACTATTGGTGATAAAACCACACAAGATGATATGTTTATAAGATTTTCATCTCAAGAAAATATAAATGATTATACACCTACGGCTGAAAATAGTGCTGGTACACAAAGACTGGCTGACGGATCACGGATCATGGGAGTTGAACTTGGTAGAAATGCAATTTATGTTTGGAGTGATACTGCTTTATTTACTATGCGTTTTGTAGGTACTCCTTTTACTTTTGCTTATGAACAAGTTGGTACTAACTGTGGATTGATAGGTATGAATGCAGCGGTAGAAGTTGATGGTGCTGCGTACTGGATGTCTGATAATGGTTTCTTTAGATACACCGGTAAACTAGAATCTATGGATTGTTTAGTTGAAGATTATGTTTACGACAATTTAAATACTACTTCTAATCAAATGGTTTATGCAGGTATTAATAACTTGTTTGGTGAAGTTACATGGTTTTATCCAGAAGCAAATTCTAATGTCAACACACAATCAGTTACGTATAGTTATCTAGATTCTACTGCTAAACGACCTATATGGTTTGTAAACGCAAGTTCTTTATTTATTAGATCAACATGGCAGGATTCATCTGTATTTGGTTTACCTCATGCAACCCAATACGACGCTGGTACAGATACATCTTTTGATGTAACAGGAAACACAGAAGGAATTTCTTATTACTATGAACACGAAACAGGTGTTAATCAAGTAAGACTAGGTGTTACTACAGCAATTCCTGCTAATATTACTTCTGGAGATTATGATATTACACAAAAAGTTGTAAGAG